GTAGGACTGGGTGGCGTAGCTCTGTGAAGCGTGATCACCCCAGCCGTAAGCAGTGTTCCAGTTGGCTGAGTTGTCTGCGAACGGAAGCGTGTACACAGTATCAGTGCTAGTGATTGTGAAGTTAGGGTAAGTGCCAGATACGCTGGTAGCACCGGCACCAGTCAAGGCAACAGTCTGGTCTGGGGCAGTGTTAGATATTACGCCGCCAGATAGCCCAATGCCAGTACCCGCGCTAATCTCGCCTCGAACGGCTGTAGTAAAGTCAGCAGATACTGCTTGGTTACTAGCGTTTCCTAGAAAGAAGTTACCATCGTTTAGGTTTGGGGTGGCGTTAGTACGCCCCGCGCCCATCACCTTTATAGAGCCTGTGGATGCGTGAGATCGCGTAACCTTACCAATCTTCTGAATCTGTGACGCTTCGCCCGTAGGAGCTGTCGCAGTTAGGGTGCCAGTGTCGCTAATGTAAAGCTCATCGCCTTCACTAAATGACGATGTGTCCATTCCCTGCAATGTTCCGAACGTAACTACTGAGCAGTCGGCATTTAGAGATACAGTATCATTGACGATACCAAAGCACGGCATCTTGTTAGCATCATTTGCATCAGCTTTGCTAACTACTGTTTTGTTACCGCTAATCCCAGATATGTAGACAGGATCACCTTTGGTCAACGCCTCGCCCGCGCTACCCTTAAATAAGATAGCACCAGTAAGATTACCCTCAAACAATGGCGCTTCTACGTTACCCGTAAATACCGCGCCAGCTAAAGGAGCGTATAAAGACAAATCTATAGCTGTAAGGTCTGGTGGAGTGTATGTGAACACGCCGGAGTTATAGGCTAAAGCAGCCGTTCCGACCGCCGTAGTAACAACACTTAAATCGCCTGACTCTAACTTATCGGTATTAAGATTAGTAAAGTTAGCATCAACTTCATTATTAGTTAGGGGCGAGCCTTTGCCCGACCTTGTAGTAATCGTAGACATAGGTAGCCCCTGCTAATTAAGATGCGCTAAGTGTAATAGTCCAAGTGATCGCCATAGTATCGTTAGCGCCCTTGTTAACAACTGGGAACGTGGTGCGACACAGCATGGTTCCTGCGGTAGCAGCGTTAAAGATGCCAGCTTCAGTAACCGCGCCAGTACCTTCGCCAGCTTCAAAAGAAGACACGTAGGTGACTGTGTTAGCGCTAGCTACAGTAGAGTCAAGTGGCTCACGAGCGCCAAGCACTGATTGCAAGTTAGTGTCTGCTGCCGCTGGAGTGGTAGTGCCAGACCCTACAGCCATGTGGCTCATAACGCCCGCTGTGGCGTTAGCCATGCGTGAACATATAAAAGTTAAGCCCGCGGAAACGATAAGGTTCTTCTCTTCCCGCCGCTCTTTAACTTTTCCGTCTTTATCGGTAACAGTGATAACAAGGTCACCTTGTAGCTTAATTGTTTCGTTAATCATTACACACCTCAAAAAGTTCTGCTAAATCCGACGTAGTCTTCTGCGAAGTAGAAAAGATTATCTACGTAGTCTTGTCCATACAACGAACCAGAGTCGCCAAAAGAAGCTGATTCACTGAGAGTTACACCTGTTGATTTTACATTAGAATCTGTTGCATATCCATTGTCTGATACATTAGTAGCGAATAATACAGCAGCAGAGTCCGCTGAAAACACTGCGTCGCTTTTAGTTAGCCCTGTGCTGAAAGTGAGAATTTCCCCTTGCTGCACTGTGTCACTAAAGCTAACGCCAGAGAAAAACGTAAGCTGTTCACCGATTACACCCGCGTCTACAAACTCTCTTAAGAAGTTATTTTGTAGCGCAGCAACGTCTAAGACCGCGCCAGAATCAGCCGTAGCCTTAACAAACGTCATTGTTTGATCGTCGTCTAAGACTGCTTCGCCGTCGAAATCGTCCGTAGCTGTAACAAAATCGTACAGGTTGGTAGATACGTCAAACGCTAGTGTTTCTGACTGGCCTACAAGCTCAGATAGAACCTTGGTTGGCGTTAGTAGAAACACCTCATTACTAGCGTTAAATACACCGAAGTCCGTGTAGTCTCGTCGATATGCAGTAGTGAAAGCTAAGGAATCGACCGTTGCTGCCGCGTCTACTTTGGTAGCTCCAAAACCACGTCGCGACAAATCACTAGTGCTACCAAAGTCAGCGTGGGCGCGTGTAAACGCCACTTGCCTGTTGAAAGTATCCGCAGTGCGAGCTACGTCTGCGGCCACTTTATTTGGGCGAATACTTACTAGCTGCGTAGCCAAGCCAACGTCTTGCAAAGACTTGTTGACTCCGCGTCTGACAAACTCACTAGTGGTAACAGTGTTGTAAAGCGCTTTGGTTGTAGCTACTCTGGTTACATCGCTTGTTCTAGCAGCGTTAGTAAGCGACTTGCTTAGGTTCACTGTCGCTATATCAGCGCTAAATATAGTGTCGAACGCGCTGTGGCGTAGTATAAATATACCTAGCTCTATAACTGTAGGAACTATGTCTGTGTACTGAACTAAAAACGTTGGAGCTACGGTGCTACTTACGAAGGTAAAATTAGTACTAGTAAGCTCATACGTAGCTGCTACGTAAGAAACATCGTATGTTGTGTCAGTTATGGAGACGTCGTAAGTCGCGTCAGAAGTCTCGACGGAGAACGAAGGCCGTACAATTTTTAACTCAGCGTCCACTAAGTGCCGCCGCCTTAATCGAAGTCGTTACGTACTTTGAACTTTACTAGATCGTATATGGTCTGAATCCCGCCAGTAGCGAAAGTAACCTCAAGTTCCCCTTCGTACAAACCGTCCGCTGTAAAAGAGTTCCCCGTAAAGGGAACTACTACGGCGCCATTATCTGGGTCAGAGACTATGCCAGCTAGCGTAGCAGTTACAGTTGTGCTACCTATAAGCCGGATTCTTAGCGCTACACTAGCGTCAGTCAGGTTTATAGGTGCCCAAGTACTAGAATCATTCGCGTCGTACGTGACGCCGTCGGGACTAGAACTGGCGTCCTTAAGCACGAAACGCAGGTCAGGTAACGTATCGCCAGTAACAAGTTTTAAAGTATCTAGATACGCCATTACTTACCCCTAAACAGTCGGACTAACGCCACTTAAGCCTTTTATCTCAATGCCTAGCGCGTTAGCGAAAGCGCCGTAGTGGGCCTGCGCTCGTTGCGCATTGCCCGCGTACTCACTGTCTTTTGTATACGCACGGTAGAGAACGTAGTCCATAACGATGTTACCGTAAATGTCCGGTAGATCGATGCTGCCTACTACGTCAGTGTAATCAGAGCCATCCGCAGGTTCTGCTACATCAGTAGGATACGCTGAATAGCTGATATCGATAACTGTAGTAGCCAAAGCAGGTGGGTAAACAAAGAAAACTTTGGGATCGCGTGGGTCGTATGTGTAGTGTACCGCGCTTATGTTACCACTTAGGTTATACCAATTTGGTATCTGCGAGTCTAGGACTACGCGGGGAACCATGCGGACAGACGAGTTGTTGCTGCCCACGGCGGAGTTTCTAATCACGTCGATTAGCTTCGCGCCGTCAACTGGAAGCGCCTGCTTAGGCCCGGCTACGCAAGTTTTAGATACGTTTTTAATAGACGCGTCTGGGCGATATAGGATAACTTCCCGCTGCCCGTCGTTAAGGTAACGAACTAGCTCAGGTATTGGCCATCTGACCGACGTAGTATCTTGCAAGGTATCTACTACACGGCGAATAATTGATTGTGCTGAAAGTGCCATAGTTTACCTCACTAATGGGCGGTTTTTAATTCTCGTGCCACCACGGATTCTTCCGTAATAGCTTTCTACTTTGGCTTGCGCGCTCTGTTTACTTGCTGTTACAGCCATATTGGCGGACAACAGTTCGTTTGTGAACGGCATGTTAGGCATACCCGCTAGCTTAGAAATAGCGCTCGACGTTATGGCGTCACTCCAGTAGTTAAACAAGTCGTTTTCTACTGTAGTAGCAGACCTAGTAGGTGCGTAAGAAGCAGTTACTACAACCTCGTACGCGGCGTCAGGTCTTGGGTAAAAATTTAGCACTAGCTCAGAGTCTGTCCTGCTCGTGTAAAACCCAGAAGGCTTGGCTGAAAGCTCACGATACGAAGGCACGTCTTCTTCAAAAATGCCTGCTATCTCTGCGCCGTCAACAGTTACGCTGAGGACTCTAGACACCCGCATTTGGTTGTTCGGAGTCTCTAGATCATAGCTTTCCAATCCGCTTACGGTAGAAAACTTGTCTATCTTTTGGCGCAAGATCGAAGAGGAATCGCAGAAACTAATCGCCGAGTCTAGAATAGCCTGACGCGCAAGAGGCTCAGAACACCCTATAACATAGGGCATCACGCGTGGAAGAAAGCTGTCTATGCTTATCATAGCTATACCTAGGTACTTAGAGGTAGTGCAATTCTACCAATTATGCTTTGCTTTTACGAGCACTTGTTACTGATTTGTTTTTCACAGGTGTCGCTTTCTGCGCTACTTCTTTCAGGTTAGCTTCACTAGCCGCCGAATTATCTTCCGCTTGCTTAGCTTCGGCTTCATTGGTCTTGTAAAATAGCGTCAAGCCTTCGTCAGTTGGCTCCCAAACATGCCCATTCATGCGGGCTATAATAATAATCTTGTTACCTACGGTAACACGCGCTTTATTAGCTAGAATCTCACCGCCTACTTGTGAGAGAAACTTTAAAACGTCCATAATATACTCCATAAATAAAAAAGGGGGCCATATGGCCCCCTTGATTGTAACACTAAGTTACTTACGCGCCAACTTGAGCAACTACGAGGGCTTCCGGCTTAACGACCTTACGACCGTAAACAGCAAGACCACGAACGATGTCGCCGAAGTCAGTTTGATTGCGCAATGGCTCAGTCTTATCAACAGTCATTGCAAACGATACAGCTTGCTTAGTACCAGCAATCATAGTGCGACGTGCCACAGCATCGGTCAAAGTAGCGCCAGAAGCAACGCCAGAAAGACCAGCTACCAGTGACTTACCAGCGCCGCCTTTTGGAAGCAGGTTAGAAACGTATACGTTGAAACGATCCAACATACCGATCTTACCAGTGCGGACAACGCTTGACTGATCGCCAGTGAAGTACGCCTGAGCAATGTTTGACTGCATCAACAGGTGACGGTCGTATGGAGAGATAACCAAGAAACGACCATCTTCTGGAACGTTCTGCTCGTCAAGAGCAGTAGACATACGCAGGATAGTGTTCAGGACATCTGAACCAGATACAGGAACTAAGTCTGTGCCTAGGTTGTAAGCAGCAGAGATAGCACCGGCAGTAGAGCCTTCGTTAGCAGCAGCAGGGCCTTCGGTTACGAAAGAGTTAAAAAACACTTCGTTCTCGATGGAGATTTTCAACTGCTTAGCAGCATCTTCTGTGAACATGTTCATCAAGTCCATGTCGGCTTGATAAGCAAGTACGTCATTCACTTGAACGCCGAAATACTTACCCTTGTTTACCTGCATATCTTGGTAAATAGGAGTAGGAACTTCGTAGCTCAGGTTCTGACCAACAGTGTAGTCTTGGATGCTGATTGAAGGAGCCAAACGAATACGTACGGTATCACCTTGGTTCTTCAGCTCGCCTTCATAGTCAGTGTTAGTGATTTCTGAAAGGATAGTGTTTTGGTAAAATTTAGCCAGCAGCTTGCCTGACCAAAGAGTTGGGATAAACGCACCGGAGTACGAGGGGGTAGTGTCGAATGCGCCACTACCAGTTACAGGATATACAGCAGCCATGATGGCCTCCTAAATTATGACAGAATGGTTAAGCCGTTACACGCCCTTGCATGTAAGCAGCATCTATTTCAGCTTCAAGTTTGTTAGCTTCGTCGAACCTGCCTGAGCTATTAAGCATCGCCGCCTTCTTAAACATTCCCTGAATATCAGAGTTTGTATATCGCTGGCTTTTCTGCGATGTCTTAGTAACACTAGACGCGGTACGAGTAGGCTGAATCTGACGCTCAAGCTCCTGCGATTGCTTAGGTCTCACAGTCTGTGCTTGCTCTACGGGGGCTAATGTATTTCTAAACATATCCACGTAGTGTGCTACACCTTCCGCATCACCCTCTGCAAACGCCTGTTGCGCTATTGAACGGCGGGGGCCTCTTAACACAGGGTCTACGCCATCTAGCCACTCGACCCAAGCCGGATCATTATTGATCTGGTCAAAGTCTGGTACTAGTCGGTGTAGACGACTCCGGAAAGAACTCTCCGCTACCTTGCTCTCAGTGCTTCCGAGCATCTTACGAAGCTCTTCATTCTCTGTGCGCATAGCATCCAGATCACTCTGGAATTCAGCAGCAACTTCTCGCGCGACCTTACGCTGAACTTCTATAAGGTCTTCGCCAAAGTTTTTGACGTCATCATCTGTTACCAGTTTCTCTACGCTCTTAGCAGCTTTTTCCTTAGTAGTGAGTTTAGCCTGTAGCTCTTCGAGCTGTTTAGACATATCCCTAACTTTAGAATGTAGCTGTGGAACCTCTTTATCGTACATACCCTGTAGGGTTTTGTACTTTTGCTTCCAAACAGTAGCGTCTTCATCTGGTTTTTTAAGCTCTTCTTTCGGCTCAGCAACTTCAAGTTCTGGAGTTTCTTCCAATACTGGCTGTGCTTTGGGTTCTTCAACTACTGCTTCTTCTACTGGTACCTCCGGTACACTTACTGTAGCCTCCACTTCCGCTGGTTCGCCCTTAAGCTGCTTTTCTATCGCTTCAATCTCATCAATCTTTCGTTGCACTTGCTTCGGTAAAGCCATAACAATCCCCTTTAAGCTCCAACTCTGCCTTAAGCTCCTATAACGGTGTGCCTATGACGTAATGGTTTGCTAGGATTAAAAATAGCGTCTTTATAGACGCCCCAACACCTCTTGCGATTTCTCAACCGCTTCGAGGAATTCTTTCAAGACACTCGCCTTGCCTTGCAGCCTATGTATAACTACTGGGTCTTCTGCGAGTATCAGAGAATTTTTTACTTCCTCTAACTTGGCCTCGAAGAGATCCAATAGTGGCGCGTTGCTTCCTGCTTTGCAGTTGAACATCGCCTGTACGTGCTGCTTGTTAGGCTTGTGCCCTATAAACATGCTCATTATATACTACTCCCTGACATATCCGTCAAGCACCGTTAGGCCTTGCAGATACCATATTGCTTTCTCTACCGCCAACTTGCGAACCGTCAGGCAGCATATTCTTAGGCTGCATAGGCTGCCCTTGCGGCTGCCCCTGTGCGTCGGCTTGCCCAGTAAGCATCGCCAGTTGCTGTTGTAGCTGTGCGATAACCTGTGCCTGCTGCTGCATGGTGCTTATCTTTTGGCGGTCAGGAACAATGCGGTCTGGGTTAGTGTTAAGGTTCATAGCAGCGTCACGGAGTAGTTCTGCCGCGCCGTCCATGCCCACAATCTGCTGAGCCATGGGGTTAGTCAGGACTAGCTGTAGGAACTCATTGCGACGAATAGCTTCAGCTTCTTTAACAACAAGGCTGCTGGCACCGCGTGCGCTAATGTTAACGTCACCAACCAAATCGGGGTCGTCCGCGTATCTAAGGTTGTCGTGATAAAGCCGCTCAATGGCCGGTACTATCACTTTCTTATCTATGTTGTTGATTACCTGCTTAATGCCTTTTCCGGCGTTAGAGATCAACATAGACAGCCCTGAGCTAGTTCTACCAGCCCCCGGCGTGTGTCCGCCCGTCATGTACTTCGGAATCATCGTATCTTCGTCAGCGCGCTCTGAGAACTTCTCAAAAACGGCCATAAGCTCTTGCGCGTTGCTGCTAGGCTGGAAGAAAGACAAGG